TTCGTACCTCGAAGGCGCTAATTTCCTTACAGCAGCTGTGTCAACGCCTGCTGACTCTATGGGTCATTCTCTTCTTTTACTTTGGGGTCCTGAAGCTCAAGGAGATTTCGTCCGGTGGTGCCAGCTTGGGGGACTCTGGGCTTTTGTGGCTCTCCACGGTGCATTTGCCTTGATAGGATTTATGCTTAGACAGTTTGAGATTGCTCGACTGGTTAATATTCGTCCTTACAATGCAATTGCTTTTAGCGGTCCTATTGCTGTTTTTGTTTCTGTATTTCTTATTTATCCATTAGGACAATCGTCTTGGTTCTTTGCTCCTAGCTTTGGTGTTGCAGCTATCTTTAGATTCCTGTTATTCCTGCAAGGATTTCATAACTGGACGTTAAATCCATTTCATATGATGGGTGTTGCAGGTATCCTCGGTGGCGCTCTTCTGTGTGCTATCCACGGTGCAACTGTAGAGAACACACTATATGAAGACGGTGAACAAGCAAATACATTCAAAGCGTTTGAACCGACTCAAGAAGAAGAAACCTATTCGATGGTCACAGCTAATCGCTTCTGGTCTCAGATTTTTGGCATTGCCTTCAGTAATAAAAGGTGGCTTCATTTCTTTATGCTGTTTGTTCCTGTTATGGGTCTTTGGACCGCTAGTATCGGTATCATTGGGCTTGCTCTTAATTTACGTGCTTACGACTTTGTAAGCCAAGAACTAAGAGCTGCTGAAGATCCTGAGTTCGAGACCTTTTACACAAAAAATATTCTTTTGAATGAAGGGCTTCGTAACTGGATGGCTAGTGTTGATCAACCACACGAAAACTTTGTATTTCCAGAAGAAGTACTACCGCGAGGTAACGCTCTCTGATTCGTTAGGCTCTGTTTATCGGAGCCTTTTTTAATGCGATGAATTTATCTCAAGAGCAGTTATTAACCGTCAGAGCTGCAGTTAAATACTTTATGCAGCATCACGTGTCAATTAAAAGCTCTCGTTATAAAGAATATGAAGATATACTACAATTGTTAAACAAAGATACATTCTCTGATAAATGACTGTTACTACAAATGAGCACGGGCAACAGAATCTGTTTGCCAAAGAGCCTCAGATGTACATCTCTAAGACCGACGCTGAGCGTTACGGCTATGAGACATATGCAGAGCGTGCTGAAAAGCTTAACGGTCGCACTGCAATGATTGGTTTCTTTTTTGCTCTGTTCTCGTATGCACTCACAGGCAATCTTTATTTCGGAATGCTGTGATGCCTACTTATGTGTTGCTGATCTGGGCACTATCAATCTTGCTTCTGCTGATGTTCTATAGCAATCACCCAGATGACGATAATGATGGACCTGGCGGCGGCACAATGATTCCTCTTACAAACCCTATTAATTAAAACAATGAACGAAAACGCAGAACGTATTAACGGCTGGGCAGCAATGCTGGGCATTGTCGCCGCTATGGGTAGCTATGCCGTAACTGGTCAGCTGATCCCTGGCATCTGGTGAGCTTGTACGCCCTATGGGCTTACCTCTCTGCCTTCTGGACTGTTGTAGTTATGAACTGCATACAGCCTGCTAACTGGAAGTATTGCTTGCCAGTACACGAGTGGCTGATACCACAGATCCAAGAAGGCTGGGAGCTTAAGAACAACCCACATTTGATATACAAAAAAGAACGCGACTATCTAAATTCACTATGATTGAAGGTCTGTGGCTGGTAACAAGCATTTCCTTTTTTGTCTTGCTTGGATATTCAGTTGAACAACTGTTCGATACTGTCTAAATAACCTTGATTAGCCGGCTGTCTCCGGCTATATTAATTAAGTGCCCGGCGATGGGCTGATGTTTATATTTAATCAAATGCAAATTTCACGTCCTCATTTGGACGAAATCACTCAAGTGATTGAAGACACAGTTGAATACTCTTGTGATCAAAACCAATTGTCAGGCGAACTAGTTTGGACTGTTGTTGAGTGTTTGGCTACTACAAAGCTTGCTGAACTTCGTGGAGAACTTGCAGCTGCTTGATGGATAAAGCTAAATATGTATCCGAGGGCATTGCTATGTATGCACAGGCAATGATCAACTCTCATTACGCAACCCCTGAATTGGTTTGGCTATACCTCAAAACTGAATGTGAAAGAAAACTGGATCAACTAGCAGAGATTGATTCTCCCGACTTTGGTCCTGAATAACTCAGTGATGCCGCTTGTCAGCGGCTATCACCTTCTGTGCCCTTAGGGCGTTTGTTCTTTACTATTTATTTCTGATGACTATTGTTTCTACTGCTCCTTCCGTTAACGGCTCCAGCGCTCCTGATGTAACCAGTGCGATTGTTGCCGAGTTTGCGGGTGGTCAGAGCAACGATGTTCAAATGATGATTGGCGTTGGTCTTGTCAAAGACTCTGACGCTGTGTTCTTTCAGTACGTTGGAGACGAAGCTGCTCCTCGTGCACTCACTCTGCCTAGCAACGGCAAGCCTCTCACTCGTATGCCTAACGTCCGTTTGGCTGGCATTGATGTTGCTGATGACATCGGTGAGTTCAACTCTACCAAGCTGAATCTGTTCCTAGAGACCACTGCAGGACGCACCATTATGCTCACGTCTGGTCTTACCACCATCTGGTCACAGTGCATCATCACTTCTCTGATGGGTCTGGTTGATAACTATGACGTTCGCACTGCATTCACGCTTGATAGCTGGAAGGGCAATTCAAAGATGCGTCCTTGCTTTGCTGCTATCCGTATCGGCAAAGAAAAAGTCTCTTGTCAGGAGATCTACGATCAACTGAAAGACTATCGCGCTGATCGTGCTAGCGACAAAGTTGAGAAACTGATGCGTGATGCTATCAACATTCTGAGCGCCACTCTTGGCACTGATGCTCAGATTGATGAAGTTGTTGTTTCTGAAACTACTGAAGAAGAATTCTGATGATGGATACCGTAGCGCAGCTGCGGGCAACTCGCCGGTACCTAACCGGCGTTTTGCTTAACCTTGATGTCGAAGAAGATTTGACAACTGTTGGGCAGCTACAACGTATGCTTGATCATTTCTGTGAATATCCCCAAGATTACCTTGACCTTGTAAATGAGTACAATAAATATTCCCAATTACGACGTACTTGATGTCGTTTGCTTGTGCCACGCAGCACTAGCTCAGGATTCACCTGAAGATTGTACGTTCTACATCAATCAGATTATGAACCTGATGTTTGGTTATCTCACTCCTGCTCAACGGCAGGAAGTTGAAGTGTACTTGGCTGAGAAGAAATATCTTCCGCCTGGTCCTAAGATTGAGATTGCTAAGTGAACGAGTACGAGTACACCTATAAAGACAAGCAGGGTGTAGAGCATACAAACACAATTACTGCTCACAATGTTAGTGAAGCAATGCTGGAAGCTATGCGTACTGCACCTGATGCTTGTCAAGTCATAAAAATCCTTCGTAAAACTCCATTTAATGACGCCTGAAGAGCGAGACAAACTACAAGATGACTATGTCAATCAAGTAGTTGATGATATGGATCTCAAAACATTGTGCGCACTTGTTTATGATCAACTAAATCACAATCTTGATTCATATACAACTGAAGAACTAATTACTGAAATTAAAGAGTACTATCCTGAACTCCTGAACAATGTTTAAAACACAGTCTGAACTAGAAGCTATTGCAGTTTCTAAGCCCTCTATGCGCACTGTGATGAACCCACAAACACTGCAAGAGGATGAACACCTTTGCTACGACGCTGAGGTGCAATACAAGCGCAAAGAGAACCAAGTGCGGTTGATTATGTGCAGCTCACTTGATACAGTCAATGTTGGTGCACCTGTGATGATTACTTATCACTCAGGAATGCGCTGTTATCAACACGCAAGACACGTTTCTGTTAGCAATGATACAAATTGTATCGGCGGTTTTTATTACACTAACGGAAGGGAAGCTTGAATCAAATAATCTTTGATCGTGTCTGCTCCTTTTGCGACAAAAAAATTTACCCTGCATTAACTAACGATAATGTTTGGGAAGCTTCTGAGTTTGTTATTCAACATTTTGACTTAGAAGAAGTGAATAATCAAATTGATTATTTACTAGATCAATACCTTGCTAACAAAAGATGAAACAGTACCATCTGTATGTTTTTACCCAAGAGTCTTGTCCTCCTTGCTACCGTCTCAAGAAACACTGCGAACGTCTCACGGAAGCTGAAAAAGCTGAGCTTGACTTTGTCCCGCTCAAAACAGCAACTGGTCAACGTACCGCGCTTGCTGAAGAACTCAACGTTGAGCTTACGCCAACGCTTGTGGTCGTTCACGAGACTGTGCATTGCGACTTTGACGCTGAAGCTGGGTATGAGTTCTGCGACTTAGAAGAAGAATCTGTAGAACGATATGTAGGTGCTCAAAAGATTATTGATAACCTACAAACAACACTTGATGCATATACATACGCACATCCTGAATGATCGATATTGAAATGATTCTCGACCGTCTGCCGTCTCTGTACGGCACTGGTTGGGAGTACAGCATAGGTGGAGCACAAACCTATGAAATTGAAGGTGCTGGCACTCGCTGGGCACCTCTCAAAGGCACTCGTAAGTTAAACGATGATGCCTTCATTGTTATTAAAAGACGCAAACCAATAGAACCTTCCAATGGCTGAACTGATTACGTACTACGTGATTACTGCACTGCTTTTTATTGGAGCACCTGCAGTTTTCTTTTTGATTGTGTTTATGCCTGCTTTGCAGAATACTAAAGGTAAAACCGTTGGTTACAAGGAATATGCAATCTACGGTCCTTCAAGCTTAAACAAGACTTATACAGCTGATGAAGGTTGATATAACCTTAGAAGACTACACAATCATAATTAACGCACTACACTATTACAAGAAAGTTGAGAAGCAAGGTAACTTTCAGCAATACGATGACGAACGAATAAATCGTTTGAGAGATACCCTTGCGTATCAAATCTGCCCTAGTCCTAATTCAAAACCAAAATAATGGCTTATAGCATCACTATTCAATATGAAGGTCAAGATCATCAGTTGACCTGTGAAGACGATCAATACATCCTGGATGCAGCTGAAGAACAAGGCATTGACCTGCCTTACTCCTGCCGTGCTGGAGCTTGTTCTAGCTGTGTAGGCAAGCTTGTTGCTGGTGAAGTAGATCAAACTGATCAATCGTTCTTGGATGACGATCAAATCAAGGACGGTTTTGTGATGCTCTGCGTTGCATATCCTACGTCTGACATTGTTGTAAAAGCAGATCAAGAGGCTGCACTTTGAGCAAAAAGGCTAACGTCATCGAAGCACACGGCACTATCTTTAAAGAAAGCGGCAACGGATATTTCAATGTTGAATTAGACGAGCCCGCTGAACATAAATGTCTGTGCCGTGCATCAGGAAAACTTATCACTCGTAAGATTCAACTGCTTGTGGGTGATAGAGTCACTGTGGAGCTTTCGCCGTTTGACTTGTCACGCGGTCGAATTACTCTCCGAGAGAAGTAGAACGTTTGATTTTTATACTAATAAAACTTGTTACATATAAATGTCTTTATTAAACGAAGCACAGCTTTTCCGTAAAGCTTTTGGTCAAGAGATGCTTGACAACATTTCTAATGCAGGCTTTATCAAGAAACGCCTGTGGGATATGCAAGTAGGTCTGATTGCAGAAGAAGCAAAAGAATTTGCTAAAGCTGCTGAAGATGTATTTGAAGATCCTGAATCAATGAGTAATCGTACTGAGCTGCTCAAAGAACTTAGCGATCTTGTCTTTGTTTGTTTTCAGTTTGCAGCTGCTTACAATCTTGATCTTGAAACCGCAATGCATCGCGTGTTTGAGTCAAATATGAGTAAGCTAGATGATCAGGGTAAACCCATCTATCGAGAAGATGGCAAGGTTTTAAAAGGTCCTAATTATCAACCGCCCGATTTAAGTTCTTTGGTTCCACATTCCTGATTTTTTATAATGACAACTAATAACATCATTGCTCGCACTGGTCGAGTTCAAAACTGGCTGGACAATCCTGACTCACGCCTGCCTGTCAGTTGCACTGTCTTTGTTGTAGATGACTCTATGGAGGGTCAGGATGGAATCGAAGCAAGCTGGCGATACGTCTCTCACGGACTCCGATTCGGAGCAGGTGTTGCCGTCCATCTCACGAATCTGCGACCCAAAGGACACGATAATGGCAAAGGGCTTACTGCCTCTGGTCCTGTCTCGTTCGGGAAAATCTATTCTTGTTTGAATGAACAGCTGCGTCGCGGCGGAGTGTACAAGAACGGAGCTGTGGTTCTTCATCTTGATTTGAACCACCCAGATATCCTTGAGTTCATCGAAACTCCTCGTCACGAGCTTCCGTGGGCTAAACGCTGCGTAAACCTCTCTCAGGTGATGTGGGATATGGCTCAGCCTAAAGTAAAGGATGCGCTGCTTGCCGGCATTGCACGCGGTGATATCTGGCTTGCCAAGATCCGTCGTGATCAATTGAGCAACCGTATCTATGCCAATGTCTGTCTTGAAGTTTTTCTCAAGAGTCGCGGCACGTGCTTGCTTGAGCACATCAATTTGGGTGCCTGTCGTCCTGAAGATCTTCCTGCTGCATTTAAAGCAGGTATGACTGAGCTGTGCGAATTGCACAAGAAAACTGGTGTTGAAAATACTGGTGAATACCTGACACAAGCAGAAGATCGTCAGGTTGGTCTGGGTATGCTTGGTCTTGCGAACTTCCTTGCGCTGGAAGGAGTTACGTATGCTGAATTCGGTGAAGCACTGAATCAACATCTGTACGAAAGCTTCGACGGAACTGTGACTCCTGCCGCACGTAAGATAGTTCTAGCACTTCAGGATGGGATCAACGAAGCAGCAGCTGTAGCCAAAGCCGCCAATATGGATCGTGCCTTTGCTATTGCTCCTACTGCTTCTTGCTCTTATCGCTACACAGACCGAGCAGGCTATACAACTGCCCCCGAGATCGCACCTCCGATCGGGCGCTTAGTTGATAGGGACAGCTCAACTTTCGGGGTCTCTCAGTACGACTACGGTGACGTAGAGGTAGCTGAGACGGTTGGATGGCAGGCATACAAAGCTGTCGTTGATGGCATTGTTGAGATGCTCAACCGCACTGGTCTTAACCACGGCTATAGCTTCAACACTTGGAGCGATGTCGTTACTTACGATCAGAAACTGATTGATGATTGGCTCGCATCTCCTCAAACGAGTATGTATTATTCACTGCAGGTGATGCAAAATACACAAGCCAAAGACGATGCTTTAGCCGCTCTTGACGGTGACTTTGGCACAATGTTTGGCTTTGATGATGATCTAACTGAGGAAGAAAAAATTCTTACTCCTTACAACGATCCTGCAGCCTGTGTAGGTTGCGCCGAGTAAATCCAACTAACTATAACGATGAAAGCTGAAACTCCTTACATTCATTTGCACGAACGCAAGCGCACTTGGACTCCGGTTCAGGTGTCTGCTGGTCAGCTGCTTGAGGGCGGTGAAGAAGTGATTCAACGAGCACTTGCACTCCGCTGTCTTGAGATTCCAGTGGGCGATTTCATTAGCGATGCTATGAAGGGTGACTTGCCTGACGTTAAAGGCTGCAAGGAGTTACTTGCTAGCAACGTTATTGATGAAGAAAATCACGATGTTGCTCTTAACTTTGCGGCTGATGCCCACGGAGTGCCCGATAAATTTGAAAAAGAAGCTCAAAAAATTTGCAAAGCGTGGCTGGAACTTGATCGACACCCTGTCCTCAAGGCTGTGGTCCTTGAAAGATCGGTCTTCTTCGTATTACTCCCAATCTTTAGATTTCTTGGGGACACAGGATTGCGTACCACTAGCGCCGATATTTCCCGTGACGAACAGACCCACGTTGCGGCTAACACGCTTGTCTGCGAAGAACTCGGTCTTAAGTCTGACAAAGAACTCAATAAGCTTAGGAGAGCTACGGTTGCTTGGGTGCTTCAATCCCTCAAGGGAGAGACACCTCACAAGCATCTCTCGTCAAACTTTTGGATGGCAAGTTCAGATAGCTTGTACACCCGAGGAAAAGCAGAAGGGCTTATGAGCACCCGTGCTTCTCGTATGCCTGCGTTCTTTGAAACTAACGCTGTTAACTTACCTCAGTATGCGTAAATCACTTTTGGTGCTGTCCCTATTACTTTTAGGTGCAGCACCTGCTTTTGCACACAAGAAATATCACCACCATCACCATCATCACCCTCGTGATCGTTATACGTTCCACTGTGATGCCTTTGGTTGTGGCTTCTATCGCACTAAGCACAGGTTAAATGAAAACTGTGTTTATAAACCCTGGAAAGATAAAGTAATCTGTAAATATTGATGCCACCTGTCCAATTCAAAGCTGCTGATAAAGTCAAAATTCAAGTTGTTCAACAAAATATTGATCCAAACAACTTTGAAGATAAAGAACTACCCACTGATGTCCATCTAGTCAAGTACACTATGTCAGGCGAAGTAATTTACGACGCCGTCCGTGCTTACGCAAAGGTGGACATTTTTGATGCTTACTACGATAAATTGAGAACCATTGGCGAGATCAAAGAAATCAAGTCAGGCTACGGCAAAATCAAGCCGAAGCTCTACGGAAAAATCAAAACGGATGACTAAGTCCGACTACATTTGCCAGTTGCTGAACATTGTTGAAGCAAAAGCTCATAGATGTACCGTCAAGCAACTCAAAGAACTTATAGCTAAAAATGCATAACGCAAATCTTATTTGGGTAACTCCTGACGCTGAGCCGCTCATCGGCAAGATTGCCCGTGTTTCAAATCCTAATAACGAAGATAATCCTGAAGTTGAAAAACTCATCCGATACCTCATCAAGCACAAGCACTGGTCACCCTTTGAGATGGCTTCAATGTGCGTCGAGATCCACACTACAAGAGCAATTAGTGCGCAGATCCTGCGTCACCGTAGCTTTACCTTCCAGGAGTTCTCACAGCGATACGCTATCCCTACAGATACTTTCGCCACCGTGCTCCCTGACCTAAGGCGTCAAGATAATAAAAACAGGCAAAATTCTATTGATGACCTGCCTCCTGAAACACAAGAGTATTACGAACAACGAATTGATAATCATTTCCGTCAAAGCGTTGATCTGTATGAATCACTGTTGCACAGTGGTGTAGCTAAAGAGTGTGCTCGTTCAGTGTTACCATTGAATACAGTTACACGTCTTTATATGAGCGGTACTATCCGTAGTTGGTTGCACTATTGCGACCTACGCGGTGCTAACGGTACTCAAAAAGAGCATATGCTTATTGCTCAATCAGTTCGCGAAATCTTGGAAGAACAAGTTCCTGTGATTGCTCGCGCTATGTGGGGATGATGTTTAAACTGTAGACTGATAAATCTGAATCAGTCTAATAAATGAACTTTATCGCTGCTACCGTTGAACTACGATCCTTTATTGGAGATACGATCACTGCTTACGGGTTGCCTTATAGCGGCGCTGATGCTGTTGTCCCCGCTGGTAATTCTAATGGAGAGGTCCGCTTTAGGCTCCTCTGCTATGACCGCCAAGGACCAAAACTCAGTGCCTTTAAAGACTGGAAACCCGGAACCAGAGCACTAGTTACAGGCAATATCGTATTTTCTGAGGATTCAAAGCAGTCTCTCGATCTGATTGTCAGTACAATTGAACCTAATATTCCTCAAGATATGTACTGCAATCAGGTTGTACTGGGCAATGCATTCTTCGGTGATGATCAAATTAAAGAACGTAAGAACCAACAAATTGCTGTCAAGATCGGATCTACTCTCGATAACTCTGACGTGACGACTTGGCTCTATATGGAAACTCACGAATCACGTAAAAAGAAACTCGATGAACGAATCCGCAAAGGACGCCCTATTTGCGTTCAAGGCTACATCCGCGAATATCGCAAGGATGATAGTGACTCTCCCTATCGCGCCATTGTCGCGTCTGACTTCACGACTAGAAAAGACAGCAAACGCACTGGAAGGAGCCCGCAAGCTCAATCTGCAGCGGTTGGCTACTCGGAGATTGACCCGACTCCCGATTACTGATATCAAGTGCTGGCCTAATATTCCCTGTAAACGTCAGCACTGGGAAATGGATGATCCTAACGGTGCTGTTTGGCACTAAGGTGTACCCCAAAAGCTCCATTAGGGGCTTTTTTAATGTCGAAAAATTCCACATTAAATATTACTTATGCCTAGTATTAGAGGGTCAATAAATCTCAAATATGACCCTTCAAGTTTTGCCTCCAGAGCTTCTGGAGACACCCAAAGATAAAATTGAAACTAAAGAACCGCAACCTTACTGGAAACCTAGCAGCCTTAAAGATGGTGAGTCGGAAGAGTTCCGGCTGCTTGGCTGCTATGAGACTGGACACGCAATCGTCGGCTGGCAATACGCTTCTGAAGTTGCTGGCAATGATGGTGAGCTGCGTTTTAACGGCTACGTTGTTACGCGTTCTCATCCCGGTCAGCCTGCTGACATCGCCCGTGAAACCGACTGGTCCAAACCCGACCGTCCCAAGATCGACGGTTCCTTTGTTAAGCCCAGGAAGTTTCTAGCTTGGGTTGCTACTTCTGCTGCTCGTGGACGCCTTGAAGTTCTGTTTATTGAACAGAAGTCTTTGCGTGAACAACTGACTGAAGTATTGCAAGAAATTGAAGACTATACCTGGACTGAAGATGGACTGGCTAACTTCTCGATTAAGATCAGCCGCAAAGGAAGTGGCTTGGAGACTTCATACTCGATCCTCCCTAAAGTACGCAAAGTACCAGAGAAGATTAAAAAGGAATGGGTTGACCAAAAGGACTCTATCTGGCTCCCTAACTTCTTTGAAGGCAAAGATCCATTTGATGGTCGCCAAACAGACCAGAAAGGGTTACCTGCTGGTGGCACGGACAAAAGGGGATCAACTGTGATGCCCAAGACTGCAACTAAGAAAGAAGAACCTGAAACTGAATTTTGAAAACAATGATTGATCTCAACATCGTTAAAAACGAATGTGGATTGCAACAGTGCACTGCTACTTTGACTCTCCCTCCCATCACTGTCACTCGTGCTAAAGCTGATCGTAGTGACCTTGAATATGAACTTCGTCGCGCCTTTGAAGAGGTTGTTGGCGAAGTCGTCGAAAAACAACTCAAGAGCGAATTCTGATGTCTAACGTAAATATGGATGGTCTGCCTCCTGAAATGCAGGAGCGCATTGCCTCAATTATTGAAGGTGCTAAGCAGAAAGTAACTGCACCTCAGCCTCAACCGCAAGCACCTGTGCCTGCTCCTCAGCCTTCTTTGATGGATCATATGATTGCTCTCCGTCAAGAAGTTGCTGCTATGCGTAATGAACTTAACGCGATTGGTCAAGTCACTGAAGCTGTGGGCAATGCCACTGGACAGCTGTACCAAATGTTTCACCAGCAAACCAGCCCTTCAAATTTCAGCACAGGTTTCCAAACGGAAGAGCAAGTAGACGGTGACTACTAATGCCTTGGAAGGATCCGCAAAAACAAGCTGATTATCAACGTCGCTACTTAGCAGATCCTGTTAACAAGGCTAAAAGAGCTGCAACTGCTAAACGTAATAGAGAGGAGAATCAAGCGTTTCGCCTCTCTTTACTTGAACAATTCCCTTGTATTTGTTGTGGTGAACAAGACCCTACAGTCATTGATTGGCACCACGTTATTCCAGAAGACAAAGTCTTTGAAATCAAATGGGGAATGATCAAATCACACGAACTTTGGTGGAACGAAGTTTTAAAATGTGTACCTGTTTGTTGTAACTGTCATCGTAAAATTCATAAAAACAAATTATGTCTGATCCCCCCGAGTCTATAAAAAGTGATAAGCCGTTTCGTATTCAAACGCCAGCGGGGTATCGAAAATACCTCTGTTCTGGTCTGTATATGCCTTCCGTTACAACAGTCCTTAGTGCGACTGAAAGCGAGAAGTCTAAGAAAGGGTTGCGTACGTGGCAGGAGAATAACCCTGGCGCGTTAGAAGAAGCGAGTAAGCGTGGATCTGCTATCCACCTTGGTTGCGAGAACTATCTCCGAGGTCTTGATCCAGGTGTCCCAGACGAGTATCAGGATTTTTGGAATGGACTCACGCAATACCTCGATTGGTTTGATACACTTCATTGGTCAGAGCGCCCCCTGCGTCCTGACTGGAATCATCTCCGTTCTGACGATAGAGAGGTTGCATATGTTTGGAGTACTGAACATTTATATGCTGGCTGTCCTGACCTGATTGGAGAGATTGGTGGAGTAAAAGTAATTGCTGACTTCAAGACAAGCAATGGTCCATATATGAACACGTTCCCTGAGCGTGGAGATCGTATGGGTTTCGGCGGCTTCCGTAAGTACCAAAAGTGTGCACAACAGATGGCTGCCTATCGGTACGCTCTCAACGAACGCACTGGGTTCTTATGTGATGTTGCTTTGATTATTGTCTCTACACCGGAGACTACACAAGGCATCTTTATTGATGGAGATCAACTCAATCTCTATGAATCAAGATTCCTGAAACGGTGTCAACAATTTCACGATATGGAAAAGGATGAAACTTCGGATAGCAGTCAATAAAGGCTGCTTCAATAAAGAGAACGTAACAGATACAGCAAGTGGCTGGTTGAATATTAATGAGTCACTTGAGTGGCTACAAGGGTGGGTATCAGCTGGATACGGTTGGTGCGCCACCCATTTTGTTGACCGTTATAGACGCGGTGACAATGCACGCGGCAGCAACCTTGTCGTTGTTGACATCGATGGTGACACCACTATTGATCAGTTCCTTGCTTGCCCTACAGTGCAGCTGTGGTGTGGTGCTGTCTATACATCCTCTAGCCACACTGAGCAGGAGCATCGCTTCCGTGCTCTGTTCCCGCTAGAGATTGAACTAGAGACTACTCGTCAGCATAAAGGCGCTTACTGGTTGATTGCTGATCGACTGTGCGCTGAGCTAGGCATTGAGAAGCTTGCTGATAACTGTGGTCAGAAACCTGAACGTCTTTGGTATGGCAATAGCAATACGCAATTTCAGATATTTCCTGATCGGTTTGTTCCTAAGTTTCTGCTCAATGATATTGACTACGATGACGGACCTGAGTTCGTTGCATCTGACATCTCTCAAAAAGATGTTGAGCGTTGCCAGTGGCTTCTGCGTGAGTTTCTAAGACCATCAGAAGACGGTGAGTACGAAGAGTACTACGTGCCTGTTATGGCTGCTTGTGCTGGTATTGGTCAAGCTGTCTTCGATGATTGGGTTGCCTGGGTATTACGTGGTCATCACGGTGAAAAAGATGAGAATGTTCAGGCATTTAAGTGGCGTGGTCTCGGCAAGTATGGCGGGCACACTAAACTGTATTCGCTTGCCAAAAAGCAAAACGCTTCTTGGACAAGTTTCTTGCCTGATCACTTGCGCTTTGGTGCAGTAGGCACTGCCGTGGGTTACACAGAGTTTGATCCCACGTTTGATTTAGATGAATATTTTTCTGCAACGGAGAAGAAAACTACAATGACAGCTGAAGTTATTGAACTTGAACCGCTACCTGATACTCAAAAAGTACAGAAGCGTGGTCGTCCTAAGAAGAGCAGTGATGATGCTGCTAAAGAACGTGCTAATGATGTAAGCAAAGTCAAAGAGATCCTCAAAGATCTTCGTAAAAATGAGCTTACCAATCAAATTGAGTACACAGATAGCACTGGTAAAACTGTTGTACTTCAAGGCAATGACCTTGATCTAATGACTACCAAACTCAGCTGCGAGCACGGTGTCTTTATCCCTGAGCCACGAATCAAAGCTGCTATTCAATATGCAGCAGGTAAGAATACTTTCTGTCCTATACGTCGCTATCTTGATCACTGTGCTGCACACGCTATTCCTCATAAGGATTGGGAACGCGTAGGAGAAGTATTCCTCGGTAACAAGCACAGTATTGCCACGCTGGCTATGCAGCGAATGATGATTGGTGCTGTTGCTCGTGCGTATAACCCTGGTTGTTCTATGAGCTGGCTTCCAATCCTTGTCGGTGCACAGGGTGTGGGTAAGTCAATGTTCTCTCGTAATCTTGTTCCGCAAGAGCTGTTCTCAGAGATTACTACTCCCCTAGAGACTCTGATCAAAGAGCAGTACCGATTGCACGTTGCTTGGTTGCTTGAGCTTCCTGAGATTGATAACTACTTCAATGTCAGAAACATTGAGAACTTCAAGAATCTTGTCACCACTCGTGTTGATGAGTGCCGCTTCCCCTATGCACAGCTACCTAGCAAGCTGCCACGTAGATTTGTGATGATTGGTACTACCAACCGTAACCAGTTCCTAGTCGACAGCACAGGCAACCGACGCTTTGTGCCGCTTGAGATTGGTGCTGGCTTCCAGGTGCCTTGGCGTTTGCTTGCAGAGCAGCGTGACAGCCTCTGGGCGTCCGCTGTGGAAGCATTCCGTAGTGGTCAGTCCTATGAGTTCGACAGCGGTGAGATCGCTGCTATCTCTGAGTACATTCAAGAGTTTGGTGATCCTGATCCCTGGCTCGACAAAATTGCTCAGTACATTGCTATCCGCGAGGAAGTAACTGCAGCTGAGATTCTTACCAACGCACTGGAACTTGATCCTCGTCAGCAGGGTCGTAAAGAATCCAGACGTGTAGCAGATGTGTTACAGACTATGGGCTGGCGTCGTCTGGTAACTAGCCGCAAAGATAAAACTACTGGTAAGTCAAAGTCTATCCGTATCTGGCAACGTCCAAAAGATGATCCTCTTCCTGATGATCACATTTTGAATGATTTTTAGATACTATTAGTGTATTGAACTGGTATTTATATGCTTGCAAAAGACATCAAGATTGGGCATCGCGTTACTGTTTTGCCCGGTCATCGCACTGCATTAGTTGTTGGTCAGCCTGAGTATTACACTTCTCGTGCAAAGCTCGTGCTGATTAAGTTTGAAAACAGCACACGATTTGAGCGTAAGTTGAATCATCAGCTGGCACTTTTGCCACAAGAGCAGCAATATCCTGCCCACGGTGGTTCATATGTAAAGCCTGAAGGAGATTTCTGATGGCTGAAGCACAACCTAGTAAGCGCCGTGGCGGTCACGCATACGGTAGACGTAACGAAAACCTGAGCAACACTGCTGAAGAAGGGGAACTCTGTATTTATACAGGTCACTCAATGGGTCGTTTCTCGTCACACTCAATGCGATACGACAGCCACCAGGCGTGCGTTAGGTGTGTAGCTTCTGCTCGTGAAGGTCGCCTATCCTTTGATGTAGACCGTCTGCTTAAAAAAGAACGCCGTCGTGCATTGAAGTTCTGGTCTCAAGTTGACATTGGCAACCCCGATGAATGTTGGAACTGGGAGGGCTGTAAGAATCCACGCACTGGTCAACCTCAGTTTGCCTGGAGGCGTCACGGTATTGCTAGCTCTACTCAGCATCACCCACAACGTGTTGCTATGTGGTTTACCTGGGGTGATCTCGGGTTTACTGGCGTAAAGACTACTTGCGGTAATAAGTATTGCTGTAATCCATTTCATATCATTCCTCAGAATGTTGGTGTATTTGTTGATCACGACAGCTACATCGATAGCTTTGAACTTGCTTGTGAAATTCATACGCTCAAACAACAGGTTGCTGAGTTTGTAATTGAACAAGCAATGAAAGAGCAGGAGAAAATGGATCGCAAGCTTGCTGAAGAGCGCGATCAAATGATGATGGATCCTGACACCGGCTACGCTGAAAAATTTGAAGCGGTGTTAGTTGATTTGCTCGAAGGTAGACACGCTTCACAAGTTAATCCTGAGCAAGTAAGTCTGCTACGTGAACTAACTGATCACGGTGAAGATGAGCAAAACCCCACACACGATTTTTAAATTACTTATCCTTAGACAAGAGTCATACAATTATGTCCCGTAGATCCGACCTGCTCCAATCTCTGATTAAGTCAGATAAGTTTGGCGAAGAGAAAGAGCAGGAGCAGAGATTCCTGATGGCAACTGCTGAGTTAATCCTTATGGATCTCATCAATGTAGCTATCACTGGTGTTGAAAAGCACGGTGCTGGATCTCTAGTAATTAACCTTTGTAATGACTCTTCGACATTTATGTCTGGTCATCAGGTTGAATTTGATATTGCTACTGCAGAACGTGAAGAGGATGAAGAAATCCTTGAGTTTTTGCGTGGACTAATCGAGAAAATTAATGACAATGACTGGTCCAAAAACGTACTTATCACATTGATTTCTGATGCCGGAACAAGAACATTTGAGGTCGAAGCAGGAGGGAGCCAGGAAAGCCTCCGAGCGTTCGCAGAAGAATTTACAGGATAAACTTAAGACAGCTGGATTAAAACTCCCGCTGTATCCAACACCGCAACTGATTGAACGTGCTCGTACTGTTATGGGTGGGATTGATTTTGATCCTACTAGCGATCCTGTTCAGCAAGTACTTGTTAACAGCACTTCTGTTCCTTCTATAGAAGTCAATCCGTTACAAGAACATTGGCACGGCAACTGCTGGGTTGCACCGAAAGGTGCTGTGCGCAACACTAGGATTTGGTTGAACAAAACCATTTCAGAATACCGTAATGGCTATATCAACAGCTTCGTCTTCTTTACCAGCGCGTCAGAAATCGTTAGGGCTGCTCCCGTTATTTGGGATTATCCTATTTGCATACCGTTTAAACGTGTCAAACAACTACGCGCTACATCAACAGGGTTTGAATCAGTGTCGCCGTCGACTTGGAACGTTCTGGTCTACGGTCCTCCGCTAGAGTCAGCTATTAGTGATATTGATAAAATCACATTGTTCTACGACACCTTCCGTGACGTAGGCAGAATTATTTATAACGAGTACGCAGGTGACAACTGGGCTAAAGACCTAGAGTACTTTGAAGAGCAGCGAGGTGAACTGTGATGAGCAAGCACATTGCCCAGCATTATTTCTATCAGCTTCCATCTGGCAGCTCTGTGCATCCTTGCAGGTTGATTCAGAAAGACGGCACACTGATGTGGAAGCACGCCTGTGCTGTATCTGTGCCTCTTGAAGAAGCTCACGAACAACACATAATAAAAACTGCTCAGCGCCTTGAGGAACTGAACAGTTGGGTGTCTCAAGGACTTGATCCGTGGCAATGTCTTTTACCTGTTACTTGGTATATACCGACTGAACCTGAACTATATCAAGGTATATCTGTTTACTTCAAGCACACCGACTACTCTTCGAGAGATGTATATGACAAGCTCATTAATCACATCCAAAGCCACGAGTCCTTGGAACTGAGGCAGGACTACTTGTTTTTCAAGCGCTGCTAATGCCGGCTGTCGCCGGCTATATCAGTTTAGCGTATCAATAAGACGGTTCAAATACCAACGTGCTTTTTCTGCATCCTCTTTGGCATCAATCTTGTGCCACAACCGAAGAAGATACTTCAGAGCTTGTGCCTGGAGCATCCCTGCTTTTACTGAAGGGGCTTCCTCAATTGCGTCCTCAATCACATCGATTGCTTCAAACCGTCCTGATGTGTAATGAGCAGGACTGTTGACCATATCTGGTTCTTCGCTTCCCAAGTAAACAAAGCCATCTTGTTGGACTGCATTGTTAAATTCAGCCCAGCTGTCCGCATCATTTGCATCAAACTTAATTACATCAAAGTTTTCCCAGTCACCTTTTGATTTGGACATAGTTTTTGTATTCGCATATTGCTTTTTCACTACCTAATATAGGGGTGGAACATACATATTGTGAGCTTAAATATGCCAGCACCTAAAGGTGACCCTACTTACATCAAGAATAAAGACAAGTACTTTATGTCTGTTGCTAAGTCTATTGAAGCTGCGTCATCACATCCTAAGTCTCCAGGTGGTTGCATCATCGTCCGTGATCGTGAGATAATCGGTGACGGTCGGAGCATACTGACTGATTCTAAAGTTGAAATTGATTGCATTTCATATGCGGTAGCAGCAGCTTGTAAACGAGGTACACCAGCTGTTGGTGCTGTTGTGTACACAACCCGCTATCCATTCTCTGCATCTGTCTTTCAGTGCTGGGTGATGGGAATCAAATGTATCTTTGTACTATCACACGACTGGGAACCGTATTACAAAGATGAGTTCCGTAGAGCAGCACGGCTTGCTCGCGAACTAAATATATCTATCGAGCCGTTATTTGAAGACCAAGATAAACGATTTGGCATTAATGCAAACTCAAAAACAAACGAAGACGATCCGTCAATCTTCGTCGAAGAAAACCCATATGCGCCGGATGAATATGATCCAACAAATGCAAGAGATGCCGCAAATGAAAACTGAACTCCTCTTTGACCTTGAATCTACTGGCTTACTCCGACAAGGATCCCGTATTCACTGCATTGTTGTGCGTAGGGGTGACGATGGCAACACTGATGTGTTTGACCATCTGCCTGAACGCTCAATCATTCAAGGAGTAAAGCAGCTTGAAGCGGCTGATCTGCTAATTGGTCATAACATTATTAGCTATGACATTCCCCTTATTAAAGAACAGTTCCCTGACTTCGAACCTAAGGGCAAAGTTATGGATACTCTTGTCCTTAGCCGTCTGTTCTATCCACACATTCTTGATCGTGATTACGAACGTCGTCCCGCAGGAATGCCTCAGCGACTCTACGGTCGTCACTCTCTCGAAGCTTGGGGTTACCGTCTCAAATGCTTCAAAGGCGACTTCGGCAAGCACGAAGGTAGCTGGGAGAACTACACACCAGAGATGCTGGATTACTGCATTCAAGATACCGAAGTAACACTCCAGCTCTGGGCACTTATGCAACGTCGAATGAATGATTATGTCTGAAACTATTAAATATATTGTTTGGGTTGGCGGAGAGCATCCTTGGGATCGCTCCTACCTTGCAGAAACTGAAATGCTTGAGCTGCCTCCAGAGCACCTTGAGCTTAGCGATGAAGAGCTTTACGATCTTTATACCGACTGGGATAAAGGTTACCGTGAAGAGCTAGAAAATGGTTGCTGTGGCTGGGGACCATACACTGATCAACTACTTGGTGTATGTAAAGCAGACGATGAAAACAGTCCTCTTTGTTTGATTAACATTGAAGAGGAAATGCTGCTTGATCGTACTGACTATGTAAAAGAGTTTCCAAAAAAGAAAGCAATCATTGCTCACCATTATGAGAAAGGTGGCTGGTCAGGTGAGTTTGAACTCCCTGCTGATGAAGTGTTTAATCCTGACTTGCTTAGGATCAACGTTGTCAATGCTGTAGATAGTTTCTTTATTATCAATGGCGTCACATATAACGGTATGGATATTTATTGTGAAGGTGATTCAACCGGCAAAGGCTGCGATCACTATGTATATGAAAACGGAGAACTGGAGCGTATTTAATGTCTAAACTGCCTAAGAAAGATTCAAACCTTACTGTTGAAGAAATTACAGCTGCTGCTGATATCTTCTTTCCGTTATTTAATATTGTTGATGAACGTATGCCTGAAAGTGCTACGACTGAAGACACATTGAAAGTGATGGAGAATATCGCTAAGCTTGCTCAAAAGGAACGAGCAAAGAAACGCGAAGCAGAAACTAAAGAGAAGTTCGGATTTAACAAAGACACAAAGGAGAACACTGATGCTTGATTGCGTTGCACTTGAAATGCGTATGGCTGAGATTATGACTCAGCAGGAGACTTCTGGTTTCCGGTTTGATATGGATGCAGCCGAACGTGTGCGTGCAAAGCTAGAGCAAGAAGCACAGGACATTGAACAAAAGATCCTACAACGCTTCATCTATTTCCCTGGCAAAGTCTTTACGCCTAAGCGTAAAGACACCAAGAAGGGTTACGTGTCTGGTGCTCCTATGACCAAGCTGATTGAGTTCAATCCAACCTCACGTCAGCACATTGCTTGGGCACTGCAGCACTTCCGTGGTGCTCGATTTACCAAGATCACTGAGACTGGTAAACCTAAGGTCGATGAAGCTACTTTGTCCGAGGTACGCGACCAAGCACAGACAACAGGCAATGAACTACTGCACGAAGAGTGTGAGATGTTCATTCGTCTGCTTACGCTGCAAAAGTGGCTAGGTCAACTGAGCGAGGGCACTAACTCCTGGTTCAACACCATCGAGGATGACAACTGCATCCACCACAGCTGCACACTTGCTACACAGACAGGACGTAACGCTCACCGTGGTCCCAACCTTGGTCAGGTTGTGAGTGCACCTTGGGCACGTGAGCTGTTTGTACCTCACCCTGGAATGATGATGGTCGGTGCTGATCTTGAAGGACTAGAGCTTCGATGTTTAGGGCATTACCTCAGTCCTTGGGATGAAGGTAACTTTGCTGACGTTGTGCTCAATGGTGATATCCACCAGCAAAATGCTGACCGTGTTGGATGTACACGTAAAGAGGTCAAAACTATCACGTATGCGTTCATATATGGTGCCGGCGATGCCAAGCTTGGTCACAGCCTTCGCCCTGAGTTATCTGATGCTCAGAAGAAAGCTCTTGGTGCTGAGCTGCGTCGTAAATTTCTTGACGCTATTCCCGGTCTTGAGCCACTCATCGATGCTGTAAAGCTTAAGGTTCGTGAGTACGGCAGACTGCGTGGGTTAGACGGTCGTCCTATCTTCTGCAAAGCAGAACACGCTGCTCTTAACTACCTCCTACAATCCGCTGGTGCAATTCTGAGCAAGCGTTGGTGTGTCATTGGTCAAGATCTACTTGATCAAGCAGGGCTGACCTATAACGTCGACTACACTCGTTGTGCATATGTACACGACGAAGTCCAGTTGTCAGTAGTACCCCAAGAAGTCGATAGGGTTAAACAGCTTCTAGAAAATGCTGCGCCTATGGCTGGTGACTACTACAACTTCCGTGTTCGCATCACTGCTTCTGCTGACTCTGGTTCAAGCTGGCAAGAAACACATTGATACAATATTAATATTGATTAGTTGTAGAGATGATTGATCCTTCTAAGTTTTTAAACGATAAACTTTCTGCTGTACTTTTAGCCGGTCAAGAAGCTGCACCTGCAATTTTAGGTGGCTTCTTTGGTCAGAATCGTACTGACAAATCAATCTCTCCACTGATGGAGCAGGGTGTTAAAGACGCTTATAAGCGTGCTCAAGACGAAGGTGCTGATTATGTTGACTACAAGCACTACGGCTCTGATGCTGGCGGTTTAAGCGCTCGTCTTACAACAGGCAAGATGGGTTTTGATGAATTTAAAAAAGATGAGCAAGGCAATATCACTGGGTTCACTCAGCGATATGACACTGATAAAACTCCTATGGCTGCATTGAAAGAGTTCAATATCCTTAAGCCAAATACTTATTACAAACCTTTTGAAGCTGCTCTTGCTGCCTCTCAGCAGCGTGGTGTCACTACTCACGACATCGATTTCCGTGATCAACCAGTAGCTGCAGTAACTGCTCCCCAGCCTGTTGCTGATACTCCCTCAACTTATACAGTCAAAAGTGGCGACACTCTTTCTGCTATTTCTAATGAAACAGGTGTGAGTTTAAAAGATTTAATGCGTATGAATGCAATTCAGGATGCTAATATTATTCAAATTGGACAAGAACTTAAATACAAATGATTGAACCAGATGGCGAGGTATTTTTTAATTTCACAATTGATAAACCTGCACTTAGAGTGTTGACTAAAGCACTTGATAAGTACATTGAAAAATGGCCTGGCGGATCTCCTAAAGAGCAAGAAGACTTAAAAGATATGCAAACCGAACTGCATAAAGCAATGTTTGAGTTAACTTTTCTAGAAGGTGACGAAGAATGTTCGCCGTAAACATTGCCATTCATTTATACTAAATATACGTTCATCTCTATCTCGGAGACGCAAGTAAGCTACAGCTGAAGGAACGGGAAGTTTCCATACATCGGAGGTTTCCAATGAACACACTCAATATCATCAAGAAGCAGATCGAGAAAGCATCTGCTACACACGATGCTCAGATTCACTTAACTCGTTATCGCGGGATTAATTGCTCTGTCCATCAACGTGGTCAAACATCGCACGGCACTTATTGCTATCGCGGTCGTTCTTACACTAAGTGATAAGTAACAATTAAATATCTGTCCCCTGGCTATCGCTAGGGGTCTTTTTTTGTCTTTCCTTAGATTATAATTATTGAAGCGATATGACATCGCTGTAAATATTTACTTTGTCCTTTTATTATGAAATCTGTAATTGCTGCTGGTCTGCTGCTGGGTATGTCTCACGGTGCTGCAATGGCTGGTCCTTACGTGAACGTTGAAAATAACGCTGGCTTCACTGGCTCTGATTACGCCGGTAACGTGACTGAACTGCACGTTGGTTTTGACGGTGAGCTGGGTACTGATGCTTCTTTCTACGTGCAAGCTGGTCCTGCTCTGATCACCCCTGAAGGCGAAGATAGCACCACTGAACTGTCCGGCAAGGCTGGCGTTAACGTCGCTCTCTCTGACAGCCTGGGTGCTTATGGCGAAGTCTCTTTCCTCACCGCTGACGAAGACAACAGCTATGCCACTAAAGTGGGTCTGAAGTACAGCTTCTGATAAACAACTGAATAAACAAAAGGAGCCGCATTACGCGGCTCTTTTTTTATGTTTTCTAGAGATACAAAGTCGTTTCTCGTAACTGCTTCGCTCTTTGTAGTTCCTGTCCTTCTTTGCGGAGACGTGCTTGTTGCAAAGCAATTCCTTGAGTGAAGCCTCCAGTTCCTGGCTTCTTCTCAGTACGCTGCTGCTCTTGATTACGTTGCATTGCCAGTCGACCTCTGTACTGCTTAGCACGCTTCACGGCAGATACACGAGGTCCCGGCTGATAGCTTTGTCTGTCTTGCATTGATAACCGTCGTCGGTCAATCGGTTTTGATCGTAAATTGACTGCCACAGTTATAAAGCTATCCTTTATTAATTATACTTCTTCATCTGAAGCAGCTTCAAATATATCTATCCATTCTGCTTTATTGTCAAGCAGCTCTGGCGGCATCAGTCTTTGTAATTCATTTACTGCCGCTAAATGATGAGTTGAATCTGGTTTAAATCTTTTAAAGTATCTAACCAGATCTACTTTACTCACTTGATTCCAACTTCAACGTTTAAGCGCTGAACTGCTTTAGCAATGGGCATTACTGTCGCCATTACTTTTTTAGGCATCTCTTCTTCAGATTTTTGAACAACTTCAAGTCGCTGCTCAATTTCAGTAATTTGAGTTGCTTGCTGCTTAGTTTTCCATTGAGTAAATCCTAAGCTAAGCAGTACGGCAACAATAGGTCCAGCTACGAATTCCATATCTGTACAATAACTATCGGTAGTCTAGCGTTTAATCAACAAACGTGAGACCATCGTCATCTAAGTCATCGTTCTCCCAACCTTCGTCATAAATACTGGTAGGGAGATCATCATCTGCTTCTGCTTGAAGTTGAAGTAACTCAATAAAAGTATCTTCAGAAATGATTTCAGGCAGACCAGATTGCTGCTCGTCAATTTTAAAAATGATACCGTTAGCTTGCAATGTCCGTTGGATTCCGTTCTTTTGTTCCATACGCGTCTTAAGCAGGCGCAAGGCAGTTTTCTCCAAAGCTGGGCGGCTCATTTTGCTCACTTCGTATCTTGCCCGCTGTAGTGCAAACCGCTGTTCGATCGATAATCCTTCGGTCATCTAATTCTTCCTCAATAAATCGTTTGTTAGAAATCCATTCTTCAATAAGTTCTTGAGCAACTTTGTTGTAGAACTCCTGACGTTGGAACCACTCTAACCAATTTTCTGATCCTTTTGAGTGATTACAACTACGACACGCCGGGACAAGATTACTTCTTAGGCTCGAACCTCCTCTTGCTTTTGGCTTTAAGTGGTCAAGCGTCGTAGCTCGTTCGCAACGACAGTAGGCACAAAAACCGCCCCAACCGTATTTGATTGATTTGCGGAACTTGCGCTTGGCACTACCTTTAGACAGGCAGTCTAGGTTGAACAT